ATTGAGGATGGTATGTCCCCAGTCGAAGCGTTCAACGACGCTATTGATACCTACGCCGATAAGCTTACTCGTGTGCGCGGACCGAAGCCCCAAAAAACGGACGATTTGAAGCAACCACAGCAAAAACGCGCCACCAATGTCCAGAAGAACGTGGATGCGGCCAGGAAACAACCGCCGACGCTCGATGACGCGGTTGGGGCAGACAGTGATAAAAGCGGCCTGCAAAGCGTTGTACCAGATATTAATAAGCTCTCCGACGAAGAGCTCTCGAAACTTCCGAAGGAAACGCTTCGCAGAATGCGCGGTGATTTTATTTCTCATTAAAAAGGTGGAATAGATGGAAAACCAACACAGAAAGATCAGCGGGTACCGCGAGCTTACTCAGGATGAAATTGATCTTATGAACGAGATTAAACAGAAAGGCAAAGAACTCCAGCTGCTTATCGATAAGATCGGGACGACCCCGACTTCAAACCCCAGCGCGGAACCCGGCCGCTGGCTTTCGATGGCCCGCACTGACCTGCAAGTGGGTATTATGAAGCTGACTCGCGCCGTTGCGCAGCCAGACTTCTTTTAAATAACTTGGCGCGGTTGCAGAATCGCGCTATATTTATCGCATCACGTCAGTCGGGCCTCGATAACCGGCAAACCTCTCGGTACCCAACTCGATATTGGGAGCCATCTGGGGCAGAAGCCAGGAATTACGGAAAAGTCTTTATTTTCTGAGGGGATGCCAAAATGGCACTGACTAACTTCGCAAATCTGACAGATAACGAGAAAGTTGTCTGGAAGCGCGATCTGTGGCGCGAAAGCCGCAACGCTCAGTTCCTTGCCCCCAACATCGGTACTTCCAACAACTCCATGATCCAGCGGATCACCGAGCTGACCAAGACCGAGAAGGGCGACAAGGCGATTATCACTCTGGTTCACGATCTCGAAGGCGACGGCGTTGCAGGTGACCGTACCTTGGAAGGCAACGAAGAAGCCGGTACTCAGTCCGACATTACGATCACCATCGACCAGCTGCGCCATGCATCTCGTCATGAGGGCCGTATGGCTGAGCAGCGGTCTGTCGTCACTTTCCGTGAAAACGCACTGAACACCTTGGCCTACTGGCTTGCTGATCGCTTCGATCAGATGGCGTTCCTGACGCTTTCCGGTGTTTCGTATGCCAAGCACACCGATGGCCGGGACCGTGTGGGTTCTGACCTGCCGTTCCTGGAGTTTGCCGGCGACGTTTCGGCGCCGACCGCGAACCGCTACGCCCGCTGGGATGCCACCGGTGGCCTGCTGATCAACGGCTCCAATGCCGATCTGACTACGGCGGACACCCCGACCTGGAATATGTTCATCGAGGTCAAGTCGTTCATGGAAGAAAACTTCATCACCCCGCTGCGCGGTGAGGGTGGTAAGGCCATGTACATGGTCTTCATCACTCCAACTGCGTTCGGTAAACTGAAGCAGGACCAGCGTTTCCACGAAGCTTGGCGCGACGCTATGCCGCGTTCGGCCAGCAACGAGCTGTTCAAGGGTATGTCCGAGGCGGTTATCGACGGTCTGGTGATCCGTTCGTACCGCCACGTGTTCAATACCCGCCGCGCCACCGCCCCGAACAAGTTCGGCGCGTCTGGTGATGTGGATGGCTGCCGTATGCTGTTCTGCGGCGCCCAGGCGCTGGCTTACGCCGACATCGGCGAGCCAGAGTGGATCGAGAAAGGGTTCGACTACGACAACCAGCAGTCCATTGCCACCGGCAAGATTGCAGGTTTCCGGAAGCCGAAATTCAAGTCCGTAGGGACTGGAACCGTTGAGGATTTCGGCGTCTTTGCCGTCGATGTTGCTCAGTAATAGGGAGGTATAGCACATGGCTATTACATTCGACGGTGCTCGTCAGTGGCCAGTGGTCGGTAAGGTGTCGGTCGGTTTTGCCGATCTCACTTCCGGCGTCGAGGCTCTGTTCGACAACATCCCGGCAGGCGCTCAGATTACTCAAACGTCGATCAATGTACTGACAGCGTTCGACTCCGGAACCTCGGATTCTCTGATCTTTGGTGACGAAGACGACGATAACCTGTACATGACTGCGACCAGCATCGCGTCTACTGGCTTGAAGACGGTCACACCGACTGGCAAGAAGTACGCTGCTCCGACCCAGCTTTCGCTGACTTGGACCGCAGTGGGCACGGCCGCTACTGCTGGTGAGTTCGAAGTTATCTTCGAATACGTCATGGACGACCGGGCCAACGAGGTTGTACCGAAACGTAAGGCGCAGTAATTTCGGTGCGGTAATCATAGGGGGCGTGGGCGAGAGCCTGTGCCCCCTTATTTTTAACAAAGGTGGAACACAATGGTAAAGCGCACAATGATGGTCCGGAACCGGCCGTACACCCTCCGTTCTCTCACCGGGCACACGCTCCGCTTCGAAGGCGTCAACAAGCCCGTAGCGGTTCCCCCGGAAGTCGTCCGAGAGGCGTTGGAAGTCGGCGCCGTCCCTATTGATGACAACCCCGTCGGGGATCAGGACGAAGTGGTCAACGCCGTGCCGGTCGAGCCGCAGGGCGAAGAACGCAAAGAGCTTATCCTGGCGGCCATGGATAACATGAAGATCGAGAACAAACGGGCTGATTTTACTTCCGGCGGCGCTCCGCACGTCGATAAGCTTTCAGCGCGTGTCGGCTTCTCCGTCCACAGCAAAGAACGTGACAAGTTCTGGGCCGAGCACCAAGCTCACGAAACGACCGAAGAGTAATCAGGAGGGTGAGCCGTGACGCCGTTTGATGTTGTTTGCGATCTCAGGAACCTACTCGACGATACTGTGAAAGAGTATCTGTGGAGCGACTATGAGCTCGAAGGTTATCTCGCGCAGGCATATAAGGAGTTCGCACGGGTTACCCAGCTCCTCGTGGATATGTCAACGGCGAACGTTGCGGTATACGCGGTGTCCGCGAGCTCGGCTTCCATCGCTCTAAGCCCCCTCGTGGTCGATATCCGTCGGGCGTTCGACGCTGATAACAACCACGAATTTGCGAGGAATAACTCCAACAAGATGCCGATGGTAAATATTAAGGAGGGGGAAGTTCGATCCATCATCGCGGACCGCGAGAAAGGGAAGCTGCATTTTAATCCGATTCCGGCGGCAGACTTCAACCTCACCCTGCAGATAGCAAGGTTCCCGCTCGAAGAGTTCTCACAAGCGATGGCAAACCCGCTCGAATATACTGACGACCGGGCATGGAACATCACCATCCTGTATGCGGCGAGCCGGGCTTATTTAAAAGATGACGTTGAGACGGTGGATAGGGTTCGCGCGCAGGAGTTCATGGCGCAGTTCAGGCAGGAAGCTGACGACTACCGCCTCGAAACGAATGCCCAGCGCAGGGAACCTGGAACGGTTCAGTACGGAGGCTACTGATGCAGATCAAGTCGTTCTCCGACACTGAGCTTGCCGGGATCAGTAATCTAGCTGGAAACGTAAAGCAGCGGACGAATAATATCGTTGCTGCTGGTAATGTCGATCTGGCGGATAACCGGGAAGTACTTTCGCGCCCTGGCTACACACAGGCGTTGGCGCTTCCCGGGATCACAGCTGCGTACTTCACGGTGGATCGGGAAGCGCTGTTCGTGATTGCGGCCGGAGAGCTCTTGCAGGTATACCCTGGCTTCACTACCGCCCTGATCGCCTCTGGCCTTGATGGTAGCGAGGTATTCTGGTCAGAGCTGGGGAACCGTATCGGCCTATCTGGCTCTGTATGCGGGATGGTCCGCAGGGAATCAAATACCTTCGTTCCATACCCGCTGCAGCGGCCCGCATCGCCGTCTGTAAAGGCAGTGGCGGGTGCTGGCCGGGCCGGGGATTACGCTATTGCTGTGGTCGAGCTGGTTAGTGGTGAGCAAACTCCAGCATCTATCCCCAGCTTCGTCACCCTGGAGGACGGAGAGGGTATCAGGGTGGATATTGTTCTATCGGCTGGCGCCAACGGGGCTCTGATCTACTCGACGACCGCTAACGGCAGTGTGCTGTATTCGAACCTCACTGTGGACGCGTCGGGGTCCTATGTCATCTCAGGGGCTCCGTTCGCAGGCGAGGTCCTCGATGAGTCATTGATCAACGCCACAGGGCTGCCGGGGCACACCGGCCCATGCGCATTTATGGGCTCACGTTGGTACGTAGCGCACAAGGACGCAGCTTCGGACGCCACTTATATCTACGAGTCAGGTTTGTTTCGCTTCGGGCTCTTCGACCTCGTTCGTGATTATTTCCCGGTTCCCGGTACTGTGAACTTCATGGGGGAGGTTACAGAGGGGCTTGTAATCGGCTCGTCCAAAGGTACTTGGCTATACCCTGAAAATGGCGCCCCGAGGCAACTTAGCCACACACCGGTACCAAAGCACGCAGCATACGTCAAAGACGATGAGGGTGTGCTATGGTTCTGGACGAGGGAAGGGCTCGCGAAGGCAATGCCTTACGAGGAAGTCACTACCGACCGGCTAGATCCGGATAGTAGTTCTCAGGTATCTCTCGGTCTCGTGGAAGGCGACCGAGGGGATAAAATCATAGTCGTAACTAAAATCTAAGGAGAACCGCTATGGCAGTTCGCTTTTCGACAGGTCTGCGGAATAAGATGCTCGGGTCCGAGGATTTCGATACCGCGTTCACAAACAGTGTGATTCGCATTTATTCCGGTGCTCAGCCGGCTAACGCCGATGCTGCAGTGTCTGGGACGCTTCTACTCGAAGTCACTGTTGCTGGTGGCGCGTTCAGCCATGGTAGCCCCACCAACGGGCTGAATTTCGATGCGCCGGTTGCTGGTGTTATTTCGAAGGCTGCAGCAGAAGCCTGGCAGGGTACCGGCCTCGCCGCAGGTACCGCCGGCTGGGCACGACTTTCCGGCAACCCGCTGGATGACGGCACTTCCAGCACTACGCTCGCCCGTATGGACATGGCAGTGGCGAAGACCGGCGCCGATCTGAACCTGAGCAACACCTCTGTCGCCGTGGGCGCCCCCCAGACGATCGATGTGTTCACCCTGACGATGCCGGCGCAGTAATAGGAGACTGATATGGCGGGTGCAAGCGATTACCTTGAAGAGAACTTCTTCAACCACATGCTCCGAGACCAGGCGTTCACGCCGCCTGCAACGATTCACCTGTCGTTGCACAAAGGAGACCCACTGGATGATGACTCCGGAGCCAACGAAGTCAGTACCGGCTCAGACGACGCCGCTTACGCTCGCCAGACTATAGCGTTCGCGGCGTGGGCGGGTAACCAGGTGGCTTCAAACGGTTCGATTACATTCCCGACCGTGGACGCTGGTTCCCCAGGGTACACTATCACCCACTTCGGGATTTATGATGCGGCGACGGCGGGAAACCTGCTCTGGTCTGATGTGCTCGGCACGGCGGCGAACCCGCAGCCAAAAACTCTGGCGGCAGGCAACAGCTATAGCTTTAACACCGGCGCTGTTGTACTGACGGCTGATTAAGGAGGGCATTATGGCTTTTAAAGCAAGTACAGGTCTGCGCGATGATATGCTCGATACTGGAAGTTTAAAGGGCATCCTCGACGGCGGGTTTATCAAGATCTACTCAGGCCCTGAACCGGCTGATGCAGATGCGGCAATCGGTAGTGGTGGCACTAATGTGCTACTGTGTACTGTCTCTGTGAGCGGCGGCGGCGGCGGGCTTAACCTCGACACTGCTGCGGTGTCAGGTGCAATCACCAAGGCTCTGGCTGAAGTGTGGAAAGGCACTAATGCCGCGAGCGGTACTGCGTCATTTTATCGCCACGTAACTGCGGCGGATGATGGCGCTTCGAGTACAACGCAACAGCGCATCCAAGGGTCGATTGGCACCTCCGGCAAGGAACTGAACCTGTCTGACACCGGGCTTACTTCAGGCGCTGAGCAAGCAATCGACCACTATGTTATCTCACTGCCGACGCTGTAATGCGCAT